AAATCTACAATATTTGTAAAGGTACCTGCTATCCCCTCAGAGACAAAACTAAATGCATTTGTAAAGAAGTCTTTAACAGCATTAAATGAATCAGATACAAATGTTTTTAAACCCTCATATCCAATCATTGCCTGATCGGCTGTCCATGAAAATGCTCCAAAGAAAAAATCTTTAATGCCATTAAACGTATCAGAAATAGATTTCTTAATATTATTAATAGTTGTATTAATAAAAATTTTTGTGTTTGCAAGAATATTACTAAAGAAACTACTAATAGATCCAAATACACTATCTGTTTCTTCTAATCCAAAAACTTTTGCAATAGAATTAAATATGGTTGTCGCTATGTTATCAAGTGATGATGTAAGAGCTGTTCCTATGCTTTCAATGATTGTTCCAACACCGCTAAGATCACCATCTAATAATTGTGTAATTCCGTCTTTAATTCCTGTAAATAAATCTTTTAAAATAGTAAATTGATTAACCAAACCTGTAACAATAATATCAAAAATTGGTTTTAATATATTATCATATAAATTAACTAATGCTGGAACAATTTTATTAAGAATAATCTCTTTTGTTTTTGTCCATGCTTCACTGTTTAAGAATGCTAAAACAGCACCCAATCCAGCAACTAAAGCAAACTTTTTAAGAATACCAAATGCATCTTTGCCAGCGTCTTTTCCTTTATCTACTAAAAAACCAAACCCTTTACTAAGCATTCCTCCAAATTTCGAAAATGAATTTTTTAAACCTTTAAAACCACTAGCAGTAGTTTTAAAAAGTTTGTTATTGTTGATAATATCTTTAACACGTTGTCTTGCTGTTTCTCTTGCGGTTTGATTTGCTTCAGATCTTTCCTTCTTTTCTTCATCAGCCTGTTTCTGTTGTTCTTCATTATTACCACCAGTCAATTGATTTAATTGATCAAGTTTTTCTGTTGCAGCTTGTAATAGTTTAGTTTGAATACTTAAAAGTTTGTTAGTTTCTTCGACCATTAAAAGTGTACTTTCTCAGATTTAGGTTTAGGTGTAGGTGAAGATTTCGATTTAGCATATGCTTGTGCGCCAAAGAAAGATGCAACTAATGCTGATATGGCAACAAAATAAGTTGGAGCGATATCTGCTAATAATTGACCTGTAGTTTCGTAACCAATAATGTCAGCAATAACAATACCAATAGGATAAACTAACATTCCCCATAATGCAAACCATGCCATGCGTCTGATTTGATCTTCTTTTTTGTCTTCATTCTCTGCTCGCATCATTTCACGTTCCATTGCTAATTCCTCATCAGTAACGATACCGTCACCGTCTTTATCAAAATGTTCGTATTGACTACTTGGTTCTAACTTTTTTTGTGCGGCCATTATTTTTTCCTTTGTTGTTGTTTACGTTTCTCTTCTTTCAAATATTCGGCCAACATTTTTACATATATTTCTCTTTCCCATGGCTCCATATTATCTAGTTCACTTAGACTATATTTGTGATGTTGCATCATTCCAAAATTTAGTCTAAAATAGTTTTCCACACTATCATGAGAAAGGCCTATTGCAAAAAATTGTTAATGCCCTCCAACATAATCTCATTCATAACTTTAGTCTTTGGATTTTCAACTTGTACCAAATATCTAACTTTTGGCATCGTGTTGAAAAAATTCATAATAGCGGTTAATTGATTAGTGTCCATTGATTCGATAAAAGCATCTATTTCTTTTTTCGTCCAATCAACTTTTTTAATAATCTTATCGCCGTCATGAACTTCATCAATACATGTCGAAATTAAGTCAAACATCATCTCTGTATCATCTTTAGATGTGGTTTTTACATCTTTTAATGTAGGATACCCCATAATTAATTTGATGTCATCAGTAATATTTATGATATTTGAATGATTTTCTGTCATTGTTACATCGATTTCATCAATATTAATTTTAACAGGAACTTTTGTTTTATTATCATCTTTACAAGTAACAATTATTTCTGCTGTTTCACCAACAGATTTTGCTCTTAATTTTAAGAAAATAATCTCAATATCAAAAACAGGTAAACTTTCTGCATTAAGTTTTCCAAAAGTACAGTTGTTTATTAATTCAATAATTGTCTTATTTAAATTTTTTTGATTTTTTGATTGCTCTGCAATCATGAGTGCTTTTTGTTCTTTTACTAGGAAAGGTCTATACTCAATATCCTCACCAGTAGAAGGTAATTCCAATGTATAAATTGGACTATTCAAAATAGGTAGATTCATAATATTGCTCCTTTTTATAATCTACGAAGAACAGCAGGTATTCTTGACCTTAACTGTCTTTCAACTGTGTTTGCAAAAACATCTCCAAGTCTATCTAAGAGAGGCTTTGGAAGTTCTGCTTCGTCTGTTAAGTTCTTCCAATATCTATAAGACCAAGTCACAGACATTAAATGAATTGCATTTTGATTGGCATAATCTGCAGCCATTTCAGAAACACTAGTAGGAACACATTCAACTAGTTCTACTCCGTGTCTTCTTTTATTATTTTGATCTAGTTGAAATATTTGCATTGTTCCAATATAATCATCATAATAACCAATAGAGAAATCTGCACGATTGGCTGCTAATCTTTGCCAATTGTCTATAAAATTTCTTTCTTTAAAATCTTGTGAAACACGAATACTTGTTGTCAGTTCTGCAAAAGTTTGACCTACAACAATTTTACGAGGAGGCCCATAAATATTTGTATCTTCTTGCGTTTCTAGCGTCATACCGGGAAAGGCAACTTGAGACATTTCCATTGATACTTTTCTTACAACATCTTTTTGTTCACCAATTCTTTGTTGTTCTAAACTCTTTAAAAACGTACCAGATGCTGGTGGAGTTAAGATGACTTCATAACGACTTGGCATTGCATAACCATCGTCTGTTCTAAAACCTGCTAAAAGTTCGTTAAGAACTCCATATGCGAATCCGTCTAATAAATTACTTCTTGCCATTAAATCATTTTCCTTGAATCACGCCATACTTCATTTACACTTGCTTTCTTGAATCTTGCAACAGGCAAAAGTGTAGCAATTGTAAATTCATCAGCGTCAATTCTTCTAAACTGTGATTTGACACGACCAGCAAGATATCTTTTTATTGTTGGTCTTATCAGTCTCACATTTTTTAACTTTGAGTAGTTTGCCATTAAACGAGTAGTTTCATTGAAGTCATTATTATTTGCTAAATCAACTAATCTATCTAATAATCTTACTCTTAAATTTACAGGAAGGTAGTGTAAATTTAATCCCAAAAATCCGTCAGTATATCTTTCTAAAGGTAATACTAATGGAAAGGTATCATAATAAGGTAGTTTTTGTTTTAACTTAGGATCGTAAACAAACATATTCAGACGCCCAAAAAAAGGTCTCTGTGATCTTTTACCATCACGTATCAAATCCAACGATCTTGGTGTACCGAACTCTTTTATTTTATCCTTGTACCATTCTGTAGATCGTGGACGACCTTGTGCAGCTTTCTGTACTTGTTGTATATATTTGCTAACCGCCATAGTTTCTGCCTTCCGTCTTATTATTTATACTTTGGTGCAAGATGATCCTCAGTCAGAATCTTAAATTCGAGACCCTTATCTTTACAGAAATCTTCGGCATATTTGAACTTTGCTTTGTTGATTGCATATGTGTGAACTGATTTTAACCATGATTTAGTGCGTTTTTTTGGATTAGCAGGTGGTGGTTTCATATCCTTTTTAGGTTTTACTTCTATGATAAACTTCTTAACACTTCCGTCTTTTTGTTTGACTTTCATATAAAAATCTGGGAAATATCGATGCATACGACCATCCAAAGGTGAATAATAAGGAATAACTATTTCTTCACTTCCCCACTCTATCACACTATTTCGTGTGTCACAATAAACCATTAAACGTCTTTCCCACAAAGATCGATATATTATTTTCATCGGGTTCCCTTTGTATTTGTTTGGGTTTGTTGGAATGTATCTGCCGTTATATGTTGCCATAACCTTTATTCTATCATATAAATACTTATTATACAAGGATTATTTAGATGGCAATCATAGACACAGTTAAAAATCAAGTTATCGCTGCAGGTTCTCAGTATGCATTAAAAAAAGTATCAGGTATATTACGAGGTCGTGGTGGACAACAACAATTACCTAAACCACAAATTGATATTGATTTTGGTAACAATCAAGGTAAATCTACAAATATTTTTAGTTTTCCTTTAGATGTTACAGGTGGACCTGGTGTTGGAAATCAAGGACATTATGTAATGTTTTTTATCAACGAACAAGAAGATGCTGAGATACGATTTGGAACACGTGGAAATAAAGATGCATTTGATGACACTTTAAAATCAAAAGAAGAAAATGCAATACCAGATTACATAAGAAGAATAGTTGGTGATAATTATCAAAAAGTTTCTAATGATAATGGTATTGCTGAACAATTAAACGAAAATGTTCCAAGTGGCACAACATTACCAAGCACTCAAACAAGATCAATAATTAGAGATGAAGATACAGAATATAGGTCGTCAGGTCAATCAATTTATGTACAGAGAGCTCCAACTGTAAGATTAGATACAGCAATTGCACTTTATATGCCACCGACGGCAACATTTATGGACAATGCTAATTATACTGATACAGAAATCGGAGCAGCTGCAAAAGCAGGCATGGATGTATATGCTGATATCATGAGCGGTAGAAGTGCCGTTGAAACTGTAGGAACAGCATTGAATCAATTAGGCCCAGCAGTTAGTGAAGGTTTAACAAAAATGTTATTATCAACAGTTGGTGCGATACCAGGTTTTCAGGGTATGAGAGAAGCATTTGAAATGGCATCTGGTGTTGTTATTGCTGACAGAATGGAATTAGCGTTTAAAGGTATTGCAAAAAGAAAGTTTCAATTTAATTTTAAAATGTTACCTAAAAATCAGAGAGAAGCAGATGAGATACGAAAAATCATTTTTGCGTTTCGTGCTAACATGTTACCTGAGTTTGTTGGTGGTAACCGTGCAGGTAGAAAATTAAGAGTTCCAAATACGTTTGATATTTCATATATGTTTAATGGTCAAGAAAATCAATATTTACAAAAAATATCAACTTGCGTATTAGAAAATGTTAGTGTATCATATGGTGGTGATCGATTTAGAACATTTACTCCAAATGATGAAGGAGCTCCACCTGTTGAAACACAAATAACATTGAATTTTGCTGAACTAGAATTAATTACAAAAGAAAGAGTTTTTGAAGGATATTAATGTATTTTGAACATTTTCCATTAATTCAATACGATGCCTTAGGAAGAGGTGAACTCAAAGATGTTACTAACATTTTTAGAAGAGTTGCGGTAAGATCAAAAATAAAAGCAAATACAGCATTGTATGACACGTACAATGTGAAAGACGGTGAAACACCAGAGATGGTTGCTTTTCGTCTGTATGGTGATGCACAACTACACTGGGTAGTATTACTTTTTAATGATGTCATTGATAGATTTCATGATTGGCCAATGTCATCACAACAATTTGAGAATTACTTATTAGACAAATATGAGACATATGCAAACATTGATGCTGTTCATCATTATGAAATTACAGAAACATCTGGTCATGGTGAAAGAAAAATAGACATAGGATTAGTCAATACTGATTATCCAAGTGCAACAGCAATCAGTAATCGTACCTATGAAGAAAGATTACAAAACGAAAAAAGAGAAATCAAATTACTTGATCCAAGATTCATAGATGATTTTGTAGAGGAATTTAAAAGATTAATTAAAGAAAAGGTAATTTAATGGGCATACAATATGCAGGTGAATACAATTTAGATGTGTGTACTCTAATAACATCAAAGGGTATATCAATCAATTTATTACATACAATCGTTCAAATTGATATATTTGAAGAAATTTTCAAAACAGGCATAACAGGAAGTATTGTAGTTGCAGATACTAATGGAATTATACAAGAAGGTCAAGTTTTAGGTCAAGACTATTTAAGGTTGAAAGTAAGTACACCATCGTTAGAAAATGACAATGCTAAATCATCAATAGATTATGTTGATGATACATTTATTATTTACCGAATTGGCACAAAATTTGATGTGTCCAAAAATGCTGAAGTTTTTGAATTAAGTTTTATGACACCAGAAGCATTGATGAATACTAGAACTAGGATATCAAGAAGTTTTACTAATACTAATTCTGAAATAGTTGAACAAATTTTGTTAAGTCCAAATATTATTGATAGTCGAAAAAAATTATTTATCGAACCCTCAATTGGTATTCGTAAATATATTGTTCCTAATAAAAGACCATACGACTTCATTAATCAGTTATGTAATGATTCTATATCACAAACAAATGGATCACCACACTATGTTTTTTTTGAAAACACAAAAGGGATACACTTTCAAACACTACAGAGTTTATATAAGGAACCTGTCATAGGCGAATTTCATGACGGTGATGTTGGTTCATTGCAAAATGAAGGTAGTACAAAGGTAAGAGATATTGAACAAGAATATAAAAGAGCATTATTATATGAACCCAACCCAACAAATGACATGTTATTTAATATCATGAGCGGGTTAATGGGCAGTACTAATATTGAATATAATCTTTTTCATAAAAAATATACCTTGACAACATACGGTTATTTTGATAACTTTAAAGACTACGATAGAATTAATGGAAAAAATAGAAATCTTGATAATCCTATATATAACGATGGTTCAATCGATGATTTCGGACACAATGTAGGAGATTTTAAAAATGCAAGAATCTTTCTACATCCCATTAATGTTAACGATGATAATCTCGGCGATGCTAACTATTATAATTCCACAACATCAACCTATTCGTATTCGCCAAATCGCAAAGCAAAAACAGTTTCTCAGAGACAATCAAAAGTGTTCGAATTAAATTCAACAATTTCTGCTACTCTGAAAGTCAATGGCCATACAAACTTGGCAGCTGGACAATGTATAAACATGTCACGACCAAGTAGTAAAGGTGGTCTTGATGAAGAATTTAGTGGCAAATTTATGATCACTAAGTTAAGACATACATTCTCACAATCAACAAGAAAACATGAAGTGTCAATGATGATTGCAAAAGATTCATCTATTGGTGCTGAGAATGGACCTATTAAACAACCAAGGGGTTCTAAAAAACCTGTGCAATATTATAAAGATTACTAAGGAGGTGCATCTATAAACAATTATATTATGTCTGAAATATTATAGTCAAGGAGTTCGATCAATGACAACAAAAAGAAAAAACAGATTACGTAAAATGACTTTTTTAAATACACACCGACTATCAGACAAAAACGAGGATGATAAATACACGAGGGAAAAACAGTTTATAGAAAAACATGAAAATGATTACTTTATCACAATTAGTCCAAGAGTTGCAAGAGGGCGTTTACGACCCTAATATATTCAAAGCGATATTTCTTGCCGGTGGACCAGGTTCAGGTAAATCATTTGTCGCCGGCAAGACAATTCGTGGCGAAGGTCTCAAAACAGTAAATTCAGACGATGCATTTGAACGTCTTTTAAAGAAGGCAGGTCTTTCTTTGAGAATGCCTGAACGTGAAAAAGAACAAAGAGACATTGTTCGAGATAGAGCAAAACGAGTTACTGCGGCTCGTAAATCAAATTATATTGAGGGAAGATTGGGTTTAATCATTGACGGAACAGGTCGTGATTATGACAGAATCACAAAACAAGCAGCAGAACTACAAAATTTAGGTTATGATACTTACATGATTTTTGTTAATACTTCGTTGCAAGTAGCATTAGAGAGAAATGAAAAACGTGCAAGAATGGTACCTGAAGATATTGTTAAAAAATCATGGAATGCAGTTCAATCTAACATTGGTAAATTTTCATTATTTTTTAAGAATGGATTTGTCATTGTAGATAACAATGATGCAAATGAAGACGTATTCCTAACGGTTACAAGAAGAATAAAAAATCTTCTTAAAAAACCTTTACAAAATGGTAGGGCGAAACAGTGGATACAAAAGGAACTAGACAAAAGAAAAAGATAAGAATCATTTGCACCCGAACGGGTGATAAATTCAATCAATGGTGGGAAGACAACCTAAAGTTTATGGTTGACAAATACTCTAATATCGAGTATGATGAATTTGTCTGTATTCGAGATAATCGTTTCGAAGATGACTACGGCACATTTAATAACTTAATTATGTTTGATCGTTATCGAGATAATGATTGGATTAACTTACAATTTGATTTAGATGTTATCATTAAAGGTGATTGTAATAAATTTTTAAAAAAAGAATTGCATGTGTGCGATTCAAGACAATGGCAAAGTGAAACTTATTATACTTACATTAATCGAATAAGCTCTGATATCGTATCATGGTCTGGTGATTATTCATATATCTATCAAAACATTGTTGACAATCTAGATTATAATTATGTCAAATATCACCAGGGCATAGATCCATATATTTTTGAAGTATATAATCCTAAAAGATTTGAAAGTGGATATACATCAATACAAACCTTGACAGATTATAGAGATTATGATATCATATTTTTTAATGGTCATGCTGACACAATGTTAAAAAATGGCTGGTGGCGTAATTATACAATGGAGTATAAATGAAAATAACTATTATTGGTAATGGAATAGTTGGGAAAGCAACACAAAAAACTTTAAATAAAGATCATAGTATTCGAATACATGATACAAAACAGGGCATAATAACTAATTACAGGGCCGCTGATGTTATTTTTATTTGCACACCAACAGATGATACACAAGAATATATTAATGACCTGCAAGGTCATCCTTACGTCTTTATTCGCAGTACAATACCATTTAATTTAGTTAAAGATACAGATTTTGCAGTTTGGCCAGAGTTCCTCACCGAACGGACATGGAAGCAAGATGCTGTAAATCCACTGTGTACAATTTGTGGTGGTAGTATTGAACAATTGCAGGTTTTAAAAGAAGTTACTAAATTTAAAAAATGGTTTCAAACTACAAATCATACAGCGGCATTGATGAAAAATGCTACTAACGTTTTTTATACATTGAAAGTTTCTTATGCGAACATGTTACATTCTTTATGTCAAGAAAACGATTTATCTTACAATGAACTTAAACACTGTTTAAAACAAGATCCACGAATGGGCAATGTTCATTGGGATGTGCCTGGGCCTGATGGTCAAAAAGGTTTTGGGGGAAAATGTTTTCCAGCGAATCTAGAATTGATGATTCAACAAATGACTGACAATGATTTACTCATTGAAGTAGAGAAATATAATAAAAAGTTAAGATAACGCCGACTTAGCTCAGTGGTAGAGCAGTTGATTTGTAATCATCAGGTCGAGAGTTCGAATCCCTCAGTCGGCACCACACACCTGCCCTGTCAAACTAACAATTGTAAATCAAACATTTTTCATATAAATTATAATGATAGGAGACAACATGTTAAAAAAAATTATTAAACTAACACGGTTTGTCAAGTTAATGAAGATAGGAATGAAGAAAAATGTTAAAGAAGCTTTTAAATACGTTAAGTGATTTATTTACACCAAAAACAAGACAACAAATCGAGGAAGAATATCTAAGTCAAGCAATTGATCGATATGACCTTGAATGGAGACAAAGAGAACTATTAAACAAGAAAGGATATTGGATATGAAAAAAATCATAAATTATTTCAAAAATTTATCTCAATCACCATTTCCAAAAATTCATGGTAAAAAGAAAGGTAAAAAATAAATGGCACAATTATACAAGAATATTAAATCTTTCTTTACTGGCAACAGTGCTGATAGTGGTATTATTACTTTTTGTAAGACCGAATATGGATCTGACTGGTTCTGGGCGTATCGCACATACCAAACAAAAGGAAAATTTCCCTCAATTTTCACTAGAATTCAATAAATCCCCTACCTGACAGATTGTCGCAGGGGGTTTTACCCTTATTTTTCAACACTTTTCACGCCAATTATACCCTTGACAAGTACCCCTATTGCTTGATATTCTGATATTGTATCAAAGAGAGGTATATTATGAAAGTATCAGAAATGGCAAAAATCTTAAACGCAATCAAAAGTATGCGTAAAGAAGAGTTGAATTGCGTTGTTAACGCAGTAAATGAAGCACGAAGACGTGTATCAGTGTTTGCATCAACAAATTTTACTGTTGGTCAACAAGTTGAGTTTGGTAGACCAAACGGAAGAAAACACATTGGTAATATCATAAAGATGAACGATGTGAAAGCAGTTGTTAAAACGGAAAGTCAAACATGGCGTGTTCCTTACTCACTTATGAGAGGGGTAGCATAATATGAAACATAAAGAAAAATGGAAAATGGTGTTCAAATCCCATGACGGCGAGTGGCATACTCATTCTTTCTACGACCACAAAGAATGTGTAGGCTATAAAGATAAACTTCTTAATGCTTATACTTGTTCTGAGATTAAGATTTTTCACTATGAATTAGTGGGTCTTAACATTGGTCAACCTAGATGTGTCTTTGACGCTCAAGGTTTGATTGACTATCAAACTGCTGTTGAGGATGTAGAGAGAATATCTCCACATATATTTTAATATGGGTATTTGGTCAGAGTTTGCAGAGGAGGGTCTTATGAGTATTAAAAAAACTAAACCACAAAAATCAAGAGATGCAAAAAGTAACGTGTTAACATCACGTGCCAGAAACAAACAGTTAGCACTAATTAAAAAGTCATCTAAAAAATCAATGCGACAGTATAGTAAAGAAATGATTCGTCAACAAACAGATCCAAGACACAACCAGTGGGGTGTTGGTGGCGAACCATTAGACAAAAGATATTGGGATTCACACTATGCCTGAAGACACAGATAAATTAGAACAGTTCAAAGTAGAACCTATTACGTTTACAAGGGTCACTTTAGAAGTTGAGAAGATACGCATAGATGATATACTAGATCAATATCGTAGAAAAATGCAAGATAGACCTCTCAAAACAAATGAGAATGAGAATATGAAAATGTTTGAGGGATATATGCAAGGGTTACATTTTATGGAAAAAGTTATTATGGAGGCGACAAATGACAAATCAACGACCAGGCAAATTCACTAAAAAACTAGACTCAGGTATGGACGCAATGAACCTCAAGAAGTCATTGTATCTTGCCGCAACAGCACTAGAAAATGCAGACAAAGAGGACGAAGCATTTTACTTTCATCAATTAGTGGAATGGATTCAAGACGGGCATAAACTTCCCTTAGAACCCAAAGAAATGGAAAAAGCACTTGGCATCTAAAAAAACATACACCTATCATCGAAACTCACGAGTAGCGAAGATGAACGCTTTGAAAAAGGGTGGAAAATACTTAGGATTTATGGATCAAGTCGAATTGAATCTGGCAATTATCAAAGAATCCGAAAAAGATAAGAAAATACCCGTCCGAGAGACCGGGTGTTACGTAGTGGAGTATGAAACATGAAACCATTCTTAGCAGGCATATTTTTATTTATTGTATTAACTCTAGGAATACTATATACTAAACCTCATACCTGGTTCTATCATGGAATGGAATGTACGGGTGGAATTGGTGGAGGTTGTGATTCATCAACGGCCACAGGTGGCATACAAGGATGGTTAAATAATGAGTAAAGATTTTGACGAAATTGTGAAACGATTGGAAAAAAAGATTGATGACTTACAATTATCAGTAAACGAAATGAATAATAAACTATCACAACACATTCAGTTTATTGATAAAACATACGAGGGATTAAAAAATCCGATAAAAACAGTCACAGGATTTTTTGGTAAAAAATAAAGGATAAAAAATGAGAACATATATTTACAATACATATAATGCGATAATGGATTATGACAAAAATCCTTTACGACATTTAGATTTTAACACACGACACTTAGTCATGCAAGTGCTCGCATGGATGTGGTGTATTACCTTTTCCTTATTAGTAGGAAGTTGGACGGTCTTCGGATATACTGCCGTCGCACACTTTGTGTTTTTGATTGCCATCTTTGTGACAGTCGGAACATTTTCCGTTGCGAAGAAGAACCCAGAATTTTTTACAAAAGGAACAAAAACATTAAAATATGAAGAAATCGCTGGAAAATATGAAGACATCTGGTAATACGATTTGCGCTAGTTGTGAATCGGATACGAAAAACGGTGTCTGTACTGTATGCGAAACCACTATAGAGGAGTAATCATGAAGTTTTTTAAGAAAAAAGAAAACACAACAAAGGAGTATAATATGAAACTAACAAATGAACAACAACCTTTTGCTCACATTATAGAATTACTTATAACAAAACATGGTTGGGATCAAATTCCGTTAAAAAAGTAATGGGAGATGAATTTTGCCCACTGTGTGGCGAAGAAATAGATGAGTGTGAGTGTATTGAATAAACGACATCCTAATCGATTATTTGCCATTGGTTGTAGTTATACATCCTACAAATGGCGCACATACGCAGACTTTTTAGGTGAACACTTTTCTTCCTATCACAATCTAGGAACACCTGGTGCTGGTAATGTTTACATCGCAACTACATTAACAGAAGCTATTCAAAAATTTGACATGGGCCCACAAGATCGTGTTGTATTACAATGGTCGAATTACGCTAGAGAAGATCGATATATTCAATTTAAATCCAAGACACACACGTACACAGATTGGCAATGCAGTGGTTCTGTTCATGCAAACGATTTTTTTGATCAAGAATTTATTGATAAATATACAACTATGGAACACTTTGTCAAAAGAGACTTAGCGTACATATACATGACGCATTGCACACTTAGATATCTTAAAATTCCCTTTTACGCTTTATCAGTGCAATCAATGAAACCTTGTGATCACGTTATATCTAAAAAATTAATGGAATTACAGATCGAATATGGTGATGTCATAGACGAAATCAATGAATCATTGAAAAAATCCATATGGAAAGATCAATGGCCAACCAACGGCGACACACATCCGACAGAAACACAACATCAATCATATCTACATTCACATCTAGCTCATTTAATACGTAATGAATTCTAAACATCCACATCGATTATTTACTATTGGTTGTTCCTTTACGAAATACAAATGGAAAACCTGGGCAGATCATCTTGGTGAATACTATACGGAATACTATAATTTTGGACGACCTGGCGCTGGCAACAAATATATTATGACGGAATTAACAGAAAAGATTCTTCAGTACGATATCAATTCCAATGATCGTGTTGCGATTTGTTGGTCTAGTATGACAAGAGAGGATCGATATCTTCGATTGTACGATACAGAGGTTTTAGATTGGGTTTGTCAAGGAAATTTGTTAAATGCCAATGTATCGGAACGACCAAAATCTCTCTTTAAAAAAGAATGGGTACGCAAATATTTTACTATGGAACATGCGATGAAGACGAATTATGCGATGATTTACAACGTTTATCATATGTTAAAACAAAAACAAATACCTTTTGCGATGTTATGTATGGTGGATTTAAAGTACGCTCACACGACAAAAGACATGATTCGTTTGTCTTTTGAATATGGAGATATCCTTGATGAGATTTATCCGTCTATTAAAAGACTTGTCTTTCACAATAAATGGCCTGGGGGAAAACATACACCAGAAAAAGGAGGTCAAAATCAACATCCTTCGGAAAAACAAGCGTATGACTACACGCATACTCACCTGACAAATTTAATTCATAATCAATGGCCACTTTAAATAATGCGAATACTTATTCTTGGTGATTCTTGGTGTGATCCACAATATCTTCAAGTGGAACAACAAAAACAATACAATAAAGAGATAGTCGTCAATCTATCTTTTCCCTATTGGACGGAACGAATGGCAATGTCGTATGATGTTACTAATTTGTCTTGTACGGGGTGTAGTAATGACTATATTTTTGATCAATTTGTCGAACATCATAAACAATACGATAAAATCATTATATTATGGAGTGCTTGGAATCGATATGGATTATATACGATGTTAGGAAGACACACACACCATCTATCTTGTATCAATACAGTTAATTACATGAACATTATTTCTCAATTAAGACCTGAAACCTTTCAAATGCAAGGAACATTTCCTATAGAAACACAAAATAATGATCGTACTGAGATACAACAAAAAGAGTATGAATCCTTGATATTTAACGTATCGAAAGAAATCATTCGTAGAAATCAGTTCTTTGATGTGCATGGATGGCCTATTTTTAATTCTATAGGGGGATTTACGATGGCATCTTTACTGTATGATGTTTTTGGAAAATCATATCAAATAGTATGGGGAAAAGACGTACATCCTAACGAAAAATCCCATGAGTACATGTATTCGTATATAAAGAGTAGAATATGATTGGCCACTTTCATATAGTGGGATATTCCCATATAGAAGGACGTATATGGGGTGTTTATCATCGAGTACAGGGAAAGAGAGTACAGAACCTCTATGTACCCCATATATGCGTGTGTATCGGAAGAATATTAAAAAGGTATCAAAAAACATAGTAACGTAACCGGTCTCTGTGATTAGAGTCTGCGGCCACCCGGCATTTTATCCACACACATCGAAGAATAATATCAGAGATTCACCAAATAAACCCTTGACATATTCGAAAAACCAGGTATAATAGGTTATGTGCCTGGGGGTGTAGTATAGCATCCTTAGAGTATATCAGTGTATTATATTATACCCTTGACAAAAGGCCCCATATATGATACATTAAGAATATACTTTCAGAGTATCAGCGATTGCTTAGAGTTTCTGAGAGTATCACAGAGGCCCGTCCATTAAGGTAGTTTGGTGGCCCACATAGAAGAGTTCTTCTTCGAAAGTTCCTCAAAGGAGGTGTGGGGTGGAAGTTGGATAGGCCTCTGTACTAACACAGGGTGCGACATTACCGTAACCCTCG